CGCGACTAAGTTCACGGTAGTTCTCTTCCTGCATGACTTGTTCGGGGCGTATGTCAGACATTGTTAAAGCAAGGCTATGCAGTGTCCGAAAGAACACCAAGTCTTTCTTAGGGTCTAAGTTAAAACGAGCAGCCGCCCGCTCTTTTGCCTCATTTGCCGCTTTTCGAGTAAAGGCCAAGAATGCGATACGGTCAGGGGATGTTCCATCCGACAGCGCCTTGTCCACCATGTTGAGCAAGGTCGTGGTTTTTCCTGTGCCCGGAGGTCCAAAGATTCTAAACATCTGGATAAATCCTTTCGGCTGCTGCCATGAGTATGTCGGCCAAACCTACTGCCGAAATTTTACGGTCTTCCGTCTCCATGTCAGCTTCCATTGCAATACATTCCAACAATTCAGCAAGATGCTTATTACTCAAATCGTCTGGAATCAGGCCAAACCAAGATTTGTTTTTAAATTTGTGCATCCTTCCTTTTCTCCCTACTGTAAATCTGTTGCACCCGTTGTTTAGATATACCCCAAAACTTTCCCACTGCGGTCATGGTCATTCGTTGTCTATCTATCATGTCAACTATTTCTAGGTCTCTCATATGACGCCAATACTTTGTTAACAGCTTTGTCAAAACGGAGCCTCCTCCTGTCCAAATGAAGGCGTTTTTAAATCTACTTCAGCACTTTCAAACGCTGGTATTTTCCAAACACGTACTGCTCGTCCCTTGATCTTTAATACAATACTGTCGCCGTTAATGTCTCTCAAACGTTGCGCAATGCGATGCGACTTGTACTCAAAGAATTTGTTCTTCTTCAGATAATTCTCAAAGTCCTTGAGCCTAAAGTAAGTAACCTCTTCCTCTTCATCGGTCCAAGGACGGCGTAATAGTATCTCTTCCTTGTCTTGCGCCTGCTGTAGGTGGCTGCAAAACTCTTCAAGGTAATCGTAGAACTGACCACTAATGCTGGCGTCTTGCGATACTTCCATGATCGCACTTTCGTTGTCGCGCATCTCAGTCATAAGGGTGCTGATCCGGCCTTCCCACTGCTGCTTGGCAACGGACCGGGGCATGAAGTTAAGTTGCTCCATGCAGTATTTCTGAAATAAGGGTTGGCTCATCAGAGCCTCAGTGTCTAACTCCAGTGGTTCGCCGTTAACGTCCATAAACCAGACGGGAGGGGTAGAGTTATACTTGCGTAGGTTCGCTATCGTAGCGCCCGCTACAGCGGCTCCTATGCCGAATTTACGTGTGCGGCACAGTTCTTTGTTGCAGTGCGCGTTGATCGGCGCATCAGAACACTTGTAGGCGTAGTCTTTGCGGTCTAGCTGCTTCGCAACTATGTTGACCTCTGGTAGTGGCAATGGCGGAGACAGGTACTCCATGTTGTAGCGTAGTATTTCGGACTCGTAACTATCTGGATACGCCTTGCGCAGGTATACCCCGATATTAAATAGACCATTATTTCTACCTCCCTCGCTTATGCGCTGCTTACAAAGTATCTGTAAACAAGGTGGTCCGTCCTTCATCAGGTCGGTTTCACCTGTATCTACTATTTGTAGCTTAACTACTTCTTCAGGGGTTTGTGCATATTTTTCGTACAGGTCTATGAACTCATTCAGTTCAGCGGATGTACCATCATCTAATATTGCGTAACGCAGACCGTTCTCGTGATCGTAGTAAGGTAGGTTGAGAAAGTTTCCAACATCACCACGGTCTAGGTGCAACTTAATCTGTTTTGGAAATATCTCACTCTCACCATAACCAAGGGCCGCGGACATGTGTTGCAGAGACTTCTGCATGTCTTTCGCAGGCACCCATTCCTTTGAGAATAAAAAACAGTGGGCACCCCCAGACTTGGACCGGCACACTACTAAAGGTAACTTTAACTTTCTTATTTTATCGACAAGCATCTTGTGGTCGAGTGGATACTGGTCCACGTCGATACATCCCCACTTGCACATGTTGTCTTCGTTGATGGGTATGATACCCAATCCACTGCCTTTACCAGACAGATGGTTTTCCCAAAGCTTCAATGTTTGGGGTTCACGCAGGACGCCAGCCTTACCTTTGGCCTTACCGTTCGCGCCGGTGTTTTCTATCTTGAAGTAGCCGTGGGCTTCCTTCAGGCCATCAAATATGGCCATAAATTTTTCTACTGACATTTGTGCCCCCATACGGAAAAAAGCGGCAGGGCACTAAGTACCCCGCCGCGTGACTATTAAAACGGTGTAGATTTACCGTCTGCTTCGTCATCCGTATGTTTCACCACAACATCGCCTGCGGTGATGCTCTCTGCAAAACCCTTTGCGCGGGAATACAGAGCGCCATCCTCAATGACACCTTCGCAGGACATCTCCCATCCATGCCACGATCCCTTGGAGTTCTCCTCGGATACCGTTTTCAGGTGGTAAATGTGGCTAAAGCGGGGCGGTGTAAACGGCCCGTTTTGACCTTGCATTGAGCGAGACGCCATCATGCTGTTCCACTTTCTGCTCTTTTTAAGCTGTGTGGATTTCATTGCGATGAGGGCGGTCTCGTATGACCCATCATCGTTGATTAGGAGAACAAAGTGTTGGTGAGTCTCTTCGATGTAAGACCCATCACCATTTGCAACATATTCTTTGTTGTCATCTGGCGAACGCTCTGTCTTTGGACGTTCTTCTCCCGGTTCATAAATTGCCATGGGCGCACCGCTTCCGCTGCCACGCGGAGCCCACTGGATAAACCTACGCTGATAAGCGCAGGGTACTACTCGAACCCCGTCCTTACCTTTGTATGGAATACCAGTAACAGTGTTGTATATATCACCCTTACGTGCCGTCTCATTCTCGTCCAATACAGGATCGTTACCGGACAGGACCTTTAGGAATGGAAGAGCTAAGTCTTCAGTTCCCATATTGTCCATGCCTGCACCAGCATCCTGCTCCATCATGGCAGGATTGAACACTGCCACATCTTTATTGCCTGCTTCGGCTAATTCACTTTTCTTAGTCATTATTTCTTACCTCGTTTAATTACTGCGCGTTGACCCACCCATGCTCCAAACAATTCCATTGGAAAATCCTCTCCTGCTTCGCAACGTTCTTTGACGAACGCACGTAACGTTTGGGGATGCACCTCAGTTTTTTGTTCTGGAATAAACCCTTGCGTCTGCGCAAATGCAGCAAAGGCTCCCGCTTGATCGTCCTCTCCACGGCCAAACTGACACAAGACAGTATTTTTAATAATGTCATCGTGCCCATGATCGCGTAGCCAGTCGTAGGCTTCTGGACGTTTACTAACGAGAATGGACGCACCGTATGTCTGTTTAACTTCAACAGTTGAACCGTCATCTAGTGCAAAGGAAGACATGCCGATCTCTGCAAGCATCGAAGGCATCTCCTCATCCGTAAGCTTCAGAAGCGTTTTCTTCTCGTCTTTGAGCGTTTGCTCAAGGTCAGAGATTTTAGCTTCCTTGTCTCGGATTGTTCTGGCCAACGCGGCTACCGAAGTAAGCCCTTGCTGGTCAATTTTTTCAACAGATGTAGCATTCGTTTGTTCAAAGTCCTGCTCCATCAATTTTGCTAGGTCATCACTCATCGTGTTTCTCCTTTCGTGGTTAAAGGCACCTCTTTGGGCCTTGACAATTACAGATACTATCGCATACACTCTCAATGTCAAGCGATTTTAATAAATAAGGTGGATAATGCAAAATTACGAGTACGAGACCCAACCATACGAACACCAGCGAACTGCCTTTGAAGAGTCGTGGGACGCGGAGTTCTATGCGTTACTCATGGAAATGGGGACAGGTAAATCCAAAGTAGCAATCGACACGATGGGCGCGTTGTATGAAGAGGGCAAAATTAAAGCCGCTCTTATCGTTGCGCCGAAGGGAGTCTATGACAATTGGGTAAAAGGTGAAGTACCAATACATTTGCCAAAGCGCATCCCCCGTCACATTATGCGATGGATTCCAGCAAAGACCCAGCGTTTTGAGACTGATTTAAAAGATTTTATTGTGGACCGTGATCCTAAATTAAAAGTTTTTGTTATGAATACGGAGGCTTTCTCGTCACCACGTGGCACAGAAGCGGCTGAAGCTTTCTTGTATCAAAACCCAGATAACATTGTCATTGTTGACGAATCAACTACAATTAAAAACAGGAAGGCTGCGAGAACGAAGAACATCATAGCTTTACAGAAACGGGCTAAATACCGCCGGGTATTGACCGGCTCTCCGATAACTAAGAGCCCTATGGACCTGTTTAGCCAATGTAACTTCCTTGCCGAAAAGGCATTAGGCTTTAATAGCTACTATGCTTTCCAAGCGCGGTATGCCAATGTGCAGAAACGCCAAATGGGTCATCGCAGCTTCCAACAGATTGTAGGCTACCGACGTTTAGACGAACTATCTGAAAAGTTAGAGCGGTTTAGTAGCCGGGTTCTAAAAGTCGATTGCCTTGATCTACCTGCCAAAGTTTATATTCGTAGGGACGTTTCCCTCACCCCCGAACAAGTCAAGCTGTACATGCAGATGAAAAAGCTTGCGCTTGCAAAACTAGAAAGTGGAGAGTTAGCTACGACAGCGAGTGTGCTAACACAGATTATGCGGTTACAACAGATTTGCTGCGGACATTTGCAGCCGGATGAGGGCGAGATACAGACAGTCAAAAGCAACCGTTTGAACGAACTACTCGACATCACCGAAGAGTTTCAGGGTAAAGCAATCATTTGGGCGACGTATACACACGACATCCAACAGGTAGCTGATGCCCTGCGCGACCGGTTCGGGCCCGAATCGGTCGCAACCTATTATGGTGCTACTCCGCAAGATGAGCGCCAACAGATCGTGGAGGATTTCCAAGACCCGGACAACCCTCTTCGATTCTTTGTGGGACAACCCAAGACAGGTGGGTATGGTATTACACTTACCGCAGCTAATACTGTTATTTATTACAGTAATAGTTATGACTTGGAAATTAGGCTTCAGTCCGAGGATCGGGCACACCGTATCGGTCAGTCTAACAAGGTCACTTATATTGACCTAGTGTCGCCGGGTACAATTGATGAAAAGATATTGGGAGCTTTGCGCAGCAAGATTGATATAGCAGGGCAGGTGTTGGGAGAAGATGTACAGGACTGGTTACGCTAGTCCTTTTTGTTCCATAGATCAAATAACACTCTAATCTTCTCTTTTATCTGTTCAATGTCGCTGTGCATTTTTGCAAGGACAATTACCAGAGTCACGAATGCCGCCGCTATGGGCCAAACAACCCCTATGGCGTCCATTATTTCCATGTTCAGTTCGTGCTTTCAGAATTTTTTGTATCAAATAGTGCTTCTAATGTACCGATACGGATAGTCAATTCGTGAACCCTATCCTGCATTTCACGTAGTTCTACTACGTCCCGTTCTAATCCTTCGATTAGCATGTCCTGCCTAGCGTCAGCCGGAAGCGAACCAAGCTGCCCGCGTGGCCATAAAATTCTAAATTCAGAATTTGATTTAATCTCAACATCCGTCATATCAACACTGTGTTCGAGTGTCGTGAGCCGTGATTCAATAGAAAAGTAAGCCATTGTGGCGACAGCGGTCAGCGCAATCATGCCCAAGATGTTCTTGAGCGGTATTGTCAGATTTGTGTCTTCCGATATAGCTGCCATGACGTTTTAAAAAGCGGGCGGTAAAGAGGCTATGCCTCCACCCATTGATCCCGGTCCCATTGTCTGCATCAAAGGCTGCCCTGTTCTAAATTCTTGTCCACCCATTGGTCCGCCACCGCCACCTTGCTGAACCATCGTTGGGGGTTTTCCATAACCAAAGCTTTCTTCTGCGCCAAAGTGCGCTCTTTCTGCTTGGTCTACAAGGTCCACAAATTCTGTCACCTTCGCCTGCATTTCTGCTGCTTGTGGGCTTGTGTATGTTTGGTTTAAATAGTTTCCGTACACCTTCAGTGGCGAGGATTCCATTTGCCGCATCTGCTGACCAAACTGTTGCTGCATGTTTTGAAACATACCACCTACACCGCCCATCTCGGGGCCTCGTGACATCTGTGGTAAGGGTTGTTCCATGGTTTGCATTGTTGTACCCATCTGTTGTTTCATAGGGTTTGCGTAGGGTGATGCGATCATGCCACCGGCCTCCATGTGTTGTACGGGGTAGATTACACCACCGTCTGCTCTGTGTTGTGTTTCGCCTTCTCCGGGACCGCCCGGTCCACCACCGCCCGGACCTCTGTCGGGACCGTCTTGGTTTTCGCCGCTGCCGCCGGTTGTTTCTGTTGTTGATCCGCCGCCAAATATTCCGGCAAGACCACCTAAGTTTACATTTCCGGCAGTACCACCGCTGGTGTGTCCGCTGTATCCAGCAAAACTAAAAGCAGGGTTCGTTGACCCCGAGCCGCGGCCCACGTAGCTAAAGGGGATAGCATCTTGCGAGGCGTCATCAGCGGCTTGTCGGGCATCAAACTTTTTTTGTACCTGTGAAGAGAAAGCATCGTATTGTTCTTGCGTGTAATTGTATTTCTCAGGGTTCTGCAAACGGTCCAATTCGTTGGCCGTGTAATACGATGATCTGCCCCCGTATTCTGCAAAAATACTCATTACACTTGCCCCATTAAACTACCGATGCCGAGAAGTTCTCGGTCTTCTGGGAATAAAGCTGCAAACTTAGTCCGGTCCACAGGACCGCTGGGTGCAACCGAACTTTGGTCAAACCTACTAGGGTTTGGATTAAAATTTTCTGGTTCAGGTTGCTGAATAGGTGGCCCACTAGGAACAACGGGTGCTGATTTTTGTACCGGCACAACCGGTGCAGCATTGTTATTCGTAGTAGGCAGATTCGCCCCGCTTCCGGTGGGAACTTCCACGGGAGGAATTGGTTGCCCCTCCAGACTTTGGTCTGAAGAGAATGTTTCTTGTATAGCTTCACCACCCAATCGTCTTACAGGCATGATGACGTAATTTTGAATAGCCATTTCTGCAAACTGAGCAGCCAAAGCGTCTTTTTCACGCTGAGTTTTACCTTTTCTAAGGGCTTGCTTCAGCAGTTCTTCGTTTTCTAAAATTATCTGTACTCTGTTGGCTTGCAGAGATTGGGGTAATTCAGCAAAGTAACGTTGAGCTACGTCTTGACCAAACTTGGCAAAACGTCCAGCAAATATAATCTCACCTGCGCCACTGTTCAGACCAATTTGGTTTCTAAGACTAGAACCGACCGCAGAACCGCCCATTGCAGCGGCAAGCTTTAGTCCTTCACCTAAGTCTTTATAAAGAACATCGGTTTGGCCCGGTTTAGCTTTCATCGTAAACATCTCGATTTCGGCCATTTTACGAAGAAATTCTTTTGTATCTTTTAACTGGTCAGCACCTACTAGATCATTTTGTAACATCCAATCAGCAACAGAAAGCTCCTTTACTTTTGGGTGTGGAGCAAACAGTTTGTTGTAAGCGGCAGCGGGGCTAAAACGCTCTCCGTTAGAACTTACTTGAAAAATGCTGTCATAAATAGCACTACGCATACCGTTTCGGAGGTCGGCTTGCGTCCACGTTTTACCCGCATTTGGACTGGTAAAACGTTTGTCACCGCCGGTATTTGGCAAAACAGTGAACCCGTCTTCGCCAACATTATCGACCATCCTCATATACCTGTTTAAAATCGCAAAAGGTCTATTCTGGTTAGCCGATAAGGCGGAAGTAACCGCCGTAGTGGCGTTAGAAGTCTTATCCGGCAATAGCTCGGACAAGCCCACTTGATCTACATCGTTTTTAAGATCAAAAGCGTTTTGTTTTTTGGTTTGCGTAATTAAATTAGACGCTTTACGAACATCTTTAAGATCGTCCCTTACCGCCGGAAACAATTCCATCAAACGTTTGTTGTTTTCGTTGTTCATCCAAGTGGATAACGCCCCGGTGTTTAAGGTGCCGTCTTCATTTAGAGTGTTAGCCCTTACTACTCGTAGCAAGTTTTCTTCGCCCGCACGAATATCATTTGCAGTGTTTATTGCCGCAACAATTCGTCCGTCTAAATTAGGAACAGTTTGAATAAGTTCGTGGTTGCGTGAATACCACTTACGCATTTCGGGAAGGTTTATAACACCTGTAACGGGATCATATTGCTCTTGAAGGTCGGCCATCAAACGCTGCCCTTGAGCCGCGAACTGTCCACCTGTTTCTGATTCCAAAAGGTTTGTTAAGGCTTGACCCGCTTGAAACTGAGCTACGCCATCCAATGCGGCGGCTTTCATAAAAGCAGCATCACCCTTCATTAGGTTGTTAGCAAGTGTGTCTATAGACACACTGGGTGCGCCGTTCTTTTTAGTTCCTAATATTTCTCCGGCATATGCGCGAGTAAATACGTCATTAAACGCTGCTGAAAAACTTCGAGCCGTGTCATATGCTTGGTTTTCACCTAAAGGCATACTGTTCATGTCTGCTAACAAGGCGTCGGCAAATTCCGAGGCAATACGGCCTTCATTGTTTCGGCTTTCGGAGTACAACTTTTTAGCGATATTTAAAGCAGAACTTCTCGCTTTGTTTAATTCACCTATTGTTACACCTGTGTCAAACTCTACTCCGTCAGCGGCGTCTTGACCTATGCCTAGCTCTTGCGTTTTACGTTCTACAAAGCGTTTTAGAATTTTTAAATCACCACCTTCAATAACATCTTTAGCTTCTACTAAAAGCTCATCCATGTTTCCATTGTAGTTAGTTATAAAATTAGGGATGCTTTGAGTAGTACCTGTTTCATCAATAAACTGATTAACCTCTAGGTTTTGAGGTATTTTTTTCCACAAACTAGATTCTTCCGCTCGACCTGCGGTGTATTGAGATTTTAAAGTATCAAAAATGTTTTGAGCAGAAGTAAGGTCTGCATCCGGCGTGTCACCACGAACCTTCTTCATGGCTTTAATAGTGTTGTCCGTAGCCAAGGCTAGTTTTGAATCTAAAACACCCTCAAACAAAGAAGTTTGTATGATAGCGGCATCTTGCAAGGCTTCTGGAGAACCATCAGCATAAAGCGCCAGTAATCCACGACGCAGAGCGTCTATAGAGGATTTCATTCGACTTGTGGCATCGCTACCTACCGCGGGATTAGCCGAAGCAAATTGGTTTTGTAATCCTAGTAATGTCACACTAGCTGCTCGGGTAGCGGGGTCTAACTGAATTTGACTACCATCTTCGGCAATCATAAACCGGTCAAACTTTGGATCATTAAGCATTTCGAGAATAGCTAAAGGATCTTCACCGTTTTTTTCAAGTTGTTCCGTAATAAAAGTAGCAACGCTTTCTTTATCACTTTCCGTGAGACCAAAACTATCTGCGTTGTCCGGGTTCATTATTCTTTTGTACAAGTTTTTTATACCGCGACCACTCCACTTAAACAAAGCAGGAACTCTGTTTGCGCCTAAGTCAGCAACTAAGGCACCGCTTATACCACCGGTAGTTTCAAAACCAAAACGTACCCATGGGTTTCCGGGAGCAATATCTTCTGCTTTTCCTGCAAGTAAAGTTGTGCCAATAAGTGCGCCGCCCTCAACTGCTGCTGTTCTATAAGGGTTTTCACGGGCCAATCGACCCATTCCGCCACTCATTTTTTCAATGCCGCCTACAAATTTAGCGGAAAGAGGTGAGCGTGATTGCCCTTTAATAATAGGACCAATAAAATTTTGAGATTGATTTAACGCTTGTTGACCACCTAGACTAAAACCTTTAGCGGGCACAGCCCACGGCGTTAGTACAAAAGGTAAAGTATCTGCAAACGTCTTACCAGCTTCGTAGTATCTTGCTCCCGGTAAAACAATAGGCTCTTCGCCCATCAAAGCATCCGTTGCTTTGTCCCCTGCAAACGAAGCGGCTATACCGCCAACAGTTCCGGTAAACAAAGGAACACCTATACGCACCGCCGCGGTCCACGGTGTTACGGGAGGAACGCCAGCTACCGAAAGGTTACCCGCTTGTGCGCCAGCATAGAAACCACCTGCAAAACCCAAACCGGGTAAAGCACGTCTTTTTACACCTTGAAAGAAACCGGGGTCCGCTTCAATATCACGACCCTGATCGTCTTGTGCAAATAATTCTATTATCTGTTTATCGGTTAAAGCCTGACCTTGTAGGCCTAGTTCTGCCAAAATAGGCGCTTCACCTGTGCGCAACAAATTGTAATCGACCTTATCACTAAGATAAGGGTCATATTTGAGGCTTTCTACTAAGCTAAATGCAAAACCTTGTTCCGCGGACCGAAACTCGGAGTTTGGTTTTGACGCTTCCTCTTCAAAAGTATCGTATAAATCAACGAACTCTTGCGGTGTAAAGCTCATGCGCAGAGGACCTGTGTTTACAGGAGGCGTTACCTCTACTTCAGTCTCTTCGGCTATTACAATTTCTTCTTCAGCCATCAGTTACTCCCGCTCAAATTCATACCTTTTTTGTTCAACAAATTCTTCGCTCCGGACAAGTCTGTTACAGAAGCGGTCCCCGCCATTTGAGAAACAGGTCCAAGAAGCTGTTTAAGTCGAGCAATTTCACCCAGTTTTTGTTCAGCCGTTGCAAGAACCGCAGAATCTTGTGGTGAATCAGAAGCTCTCATTCTTTGTAGACGTAGTTCTTCGGAGTCTAATGCTTCCATCAAGCTTACAATCTTGTTTGCCTCAGTAACAGGGTTACTAAAGAAGGTATCCGGGTTCGGGAATAATTGACCTGTAACTTCTAGGTCGGTGACCGCGAACCGTGGCGAGGAGGCCAAAGCAGAACGTCCTAAAACGTATACTAGCTTGGTAAACTGTCGCCCTTCCTCCGTTTCCTTAAATAATTCAGAGAACATTTCGGGAGCTATAGCGCCACCCACTACAGCGTTCGTACCCGCGAAGATAGAAGACCAAAAACCCGTACCGGCACGTACTTCAGCCAACACGTCTTTAACCAGCTTCTTGTCTTGCTTAGTAATCGGTTCAAAGCCCTTACCGGGGGCATACTGTTCTGTTCCAATCCCTGCTTCCAAATTTGTATCATTTGCACTGAGGAATTTCCTAGCATCGGCACGTACTTTCTCACGCTTGTAAGCTTCGTAAGCAACGGTATCGCCAACAGGAATAACTTCTGTGGGTAACAATCTAGGCATTCCGTCGTCGCCAATGTACGTTTTACCGCCATCAAAGGACATGCGGAGGGCTGCGCCGCCACCGGGTTTACTGTTTGGCACCAAGAAGGCTGCAACTTGGTTACTTTCTGTACCAATTTTTTGCATGACGGCTGAACCGGGCATTGTCTGGTTCATTTCGTTGACTTTAGCCATCAGCTTCTTGCCTTCCGGCGTTGATAGGTCAGCAACAGAAGGTATCATCACACCCTCGTCGTTCATTACCGTAACGCGGAATAAACTAGGTGTACCTGCAATTTCGCTGCTAAAGATACTTACGCCTTTAGCCGCAGGATCGTTAACATCTGTACGGATAATGTCGATAGTGGTTCCGTTATCCACTTTATCAAAGCGGTATTCCGGCTCTATGCCAATTAAACGTTTTCGATCATTTTCAGGAAGCAACAAGAAGTCTTGTTTAGCTAAACCAAATTTCTTGAAGTAATCTTCGTCGGTAAGTATTGGCAAACCTTGTAAGTATTGCTGGCTATCTGTCGGCAAAGCTTCAAAGTCTGTTTTGCTCATGCCAAATTTACTAAAGAAGTCATTATCGTTAACAGGAGCTACATATTCTGTCAGCACGTCGTTACCAAAACTTTGAACTAATTGAGAAAACTCCATGTCGCTAAAGAAGGGAGAGGAACCTGCGGGATAAACCTTGTCTCCAACGGTCAAGTCTTGAGTAAGCGTATATTGCTTACGCTTCATTAATGTACTGGGGTCTACGTTGCTCGCACTTACTCCGCCTTGTTGCATTATTAAAGCATAGCCCGGAGTTCCGGGAACCGCGGACCGTAAGACGCCGTTTACAATAAAGTTTTGAGCCTTACTTGTTGCGGACGGTTTAAATACTTTTGCAACGGTAACATTACCCATACCAAATTCTGTAACCAGATTATTATACTGACCAGAAGTTAGCGGGCGTTGTGTTTCTGTTTCGTTACCATCTGCATCTGTAATCGTGACTACGAACGTGTCTGTGATAGGCTTGTCATCTCTGGATAGTTGAGAGGCACGTTCTGCACCGTATAGCTGACTGGCGCTTTGCAGTGCCATTTGATCTAGTTGACGACCTTCTGCCTTTTGCGCTTGTTTAAACTTACCAAACGCACCCGCTCTTTCGCCGATGTTACCTAAAACAGGGGCAAACGACTGCGCTAGTTTTTCCGCCGGACTCATATTTCTTTCACCGGGAGAAGCAAACATCAAAGCACCTTGCGCTACGTCAAATAGCATTTGCGCTTGAGTTAAATCTTTTTGGTCGGCCAAATCTGCTTCTTGCTGCGCAGGATCAAGTAATTGCCCATAAAGGTTTCTTTGCTGGTCAAATAACGTTTGCTGGCGCTGAAGAGCGGGATCGACGACACCGCCCGGTGCCATATACTGGACCGCGCCGCCTTGGTTAAAATTTACAGGAGCAGGCCCTCCGGGGACCTGTACAGGAGCTTCTGGAGCGCCCATGTTAACAGTGGACATAATACCTTCTGCCATCGCCCCTTCTACTGGGGCCGACATCTCTTCGGCAGCTAAACCTCCAATGCCTTGATCTACCGCTGCAATTTGCATTACAGGCTGAAGCAGAGTCAAAACTGATTCGGGGGTGGCTTGCGAATCTTCAGGTCCAACCACTTGCGCTAATTCTTGATAACGCTGTTCAATAGGTGCTGTATCGCCTCGAATCCCGTTAATAACGGTTTCGTAATCTTCAGCGTTTTCTAAGTCATCCATTTGACTGGCATACTGAGTAAGCATTCCCTCTAACTCAGCGGGATTGATACCTTGTTGCATAGCACCTTGTGCAGCTTCATTAATATCTACCGAACCGGGGTCAATGGCAGGTAAACCGGGAGGCATCATTTGTGGTCCGGGAGCCGCGGGCATTGGCATAGGTGCCATACCGCCGTCCTGCATGGGGATAACCCCACGACCCATCAAAATATCTTTTTGCGTAACGTTTCCATCACCACTTAGGTCTGGAAAGGCTGCGCCTCCTTTAGCAAACATCTGTCTGCCCATTACTTCTCTATTCATTAAAATAACCCCGCTTTTGCTGCGCCTGCCGCTGCCGACAAGCCTGCTACGCCCAAACCTAATATAGACTGAGCGGGTGATACGCCACCACCTGATTGTTGTGAGATTGCCATCTGGCTAGACGGCGCACCCTTATAAATGTCTGATAAGAAACCTACACGCTGATAAGGCTCATACTGCTGCTCGACTTGTGTCTTACGAGTAGCTTCCAGAACCGCTTGATCTTGCGCTTGCTGTTGTTTGCCAACATCGAACAGGAATCCAGCTTCTTTCTGACCTAAGTTTTGTTGCAGTTCACCCAAGGCACCTTGACGTAAGCCAAGCTGACTTAAACCTTCGCCTTGTTGTAGCGCAAGCTGACCGTAACTTGTTCCAAGACCCGCGATACCTTCGCCCATTCGGCCTTGTAGTTCGGAACCTTGTAAACCAAGAGCCCCACCTGCTTGTGAACCCTGCATAGCCATTTGTGCTTGGCCTTGACCCAACTGACCAGATTGACTGGCCAACTGACCGGCCAATTGCTCGGCAGATATACCAAGTTGCGCGGCTCTGTTTGCAATGTCCGCCTGCTGGTTTACACCCTGCATGGCTAACGCGCCTGTTTGTTGGCCTAATTGACCCGCTAACTGCGCAGCACTCAT